AGTTCGTTGTAGCGTCAGCCTGTGCCGATGTACGTACGGTGATTGCTCCTTCAGCCGTCTTTGCGTCGTAATCGCCGAAGCTGTATTTGCTCTGTAGATATTGAATGCGCTTCTTCACCCACGCTACTTCTGGCGACTGTCCATCGCCGAGCGACTGCCCCAGCGGGTCGGTATCGTTGGTGTACTTGCCCTGCAGCATGGCAAGTTTCATCTGCTCGTAGAGCTTTCCGTCCTCGTTATAGAGCATAGAAGAGAAGTTGTCTATCACGCGGAAGAAGTACTTCTGGAAGAATGCAAACAACTTCTGCTGATGCGTTCCCTTCTGTAGTCCGCCCAGTTCCTCCATCTTTGCCAGCATTCTGCGCATCATCTGCGCACGCTCTTCAGGATATGCCTGCTCCATGAGATTCCATAGGACCGACTTTTCGCCGTTCCATACTGGCGTGCCGTCAGCGTAGGTGTCGTGGTACTCCACCCAATAAGGTTTCTTCATCAAACCTTGGTTAATTACTGTGAAGATAGTATCGACGTCGTCTTGACGCCATTTCCATTTGCTCTGTGCCATATTTATGTATCTTTTTTGTGGGTTGTTATGACTGGCTTTTCTGACACATACGTATCAGCGTTGCGACACATACGTGTCAGCGTCGTGATACATACGAGTCAGAAGCGCGATACACATGTGTCAGAATTGCGAATCATATCACTCATTATTTATCTCTCTCCGAATGAATAAGGGTAAGTGTTCTTTGCGCAGTTGTCGGTAGCCGCTACTGCCTCGATGAACAGTTGATGGTAAAGCGTGTCGCTGATATCCCAGAACTCCGTCTGTTCAGCTCGCAGCTTCTGTATGCGTGCAGCCTTGAAGAGGTTGTTCAGGCGATTAGCGTCTGTGGCAGCGTTGAATACTTCAGCTGTTAGTCCGTACTTATCTCCCACCAGCTGCTGACGAAGATTAACGACCGTTGCGCCACTGTCGAGTGTAGATGGGCAGAACCGTTTGTACAAGCTATCGTAATAGTACAGGTTATACTGGTTCTGGTCGCCCTGCTTCGCTATCCAATACTCAATGTGAGTGGAGTGCGGATCGGCGTTCAGCTCGTCGAGCGTTCCGTTGAATGGTGCGATGAACGTGTTGCACTGATAGATGATGTTGTAGGCAGGAATATACTGCTCGATGAGTTCCTCTGCTCTCTGACGTGCTTCGTCCACAGTTGTTGCCTTATCGTCTGCAGGGAGGTCGGCAAAGTCTAAGTCCCAACAGTTCTCCCACGACAGCTCACTCACCTGGTACTGATAGGCTTCCTCCTCTGTGTTGTAACGAATTCGGCGTTTGTCCCAAGGCACCTGAAAGAGTGTCAGACGTGGCGAGTTGTCCGAGCCTTCAATAGAAAGCAGGCTGGGGAATAAGTCCTTATCGTATCCGAAGGTAGCTGCATCGCCCTTGTCAGGTCCAAGAGTGAACAATCCGCAGAACTTGTATGTAACCGTTCCATCGTCTGCCGTCTGCTTCTCGAAACCTACGAATGTCTCCTGGTAGATAGATACTCTGGCTTCCGCACTCTGCTCAATGCCCTCGTTGGTTAGTCCACATGCCTTCCACAGATCGGTGAATGAATTGACACCGCCTAACTTGTGATACTGCATGGAAGAAGCAATGTTCTTCTTCGCTGTCAGCTTCGATATCTTCGGCAGATTCTTGAATAACTCGAACTTCTTCTGTGCCGTCTGTCCGTCCTCGTATATGATGGTCGTGTCTTTAGCCACCTTCGCCTTCCAGTTCCAGAGGTAATAGAGCATTGACGAAGTACCTTGCCCCTGCAGCTGAAGGTTAGTAATTGTGAGGCGGTTAAGGTTGGTATTGCCGTCCTTCGGATATATCTCGAGCGTGCCCTTTGGGCGATACGACTTGCCGTACTCATACGCTGGCATAGGCTTATCGAAGGTGAATACGTTCACTTTTCCACGCACCTTATCGAAGTCTACCGTAGTTCCGAGCGTGTCGTATATGTCGTTGTCCAGCTTTTCAGCACTCTTCTCGCCAACCGTTGCAAGCGCATTGATGTAGTCCTGATGCACGTTGGCAGCGTCCATCGCACTGTCGTAAATTCGCACTGAATAGAGATCAACGTCCGCCTTATCCGAGCCTACGACGATCTGACCACCGTCTGCCGTCTGCATGCTATCCGTAAGCAGATAAGCGAACTTACGCGCCTCGATGCCGTCAATGTAGAGATAGACAAGGTTAAGGTAGTAGGTATTTCCGTTCAGCACGTAAGTATACTTCTTCGGCGAGATAACCAGTGCCAGGCGAATGCGTACGCCATCGTCCATCTGCATAGCCTGCACGTCGGCGTTGTGCTCGCTACGAGTGGCGAACATCAGGCTCGATGCACGCACCTTCAGCCCGATATACTGCTTCTGGTAAGGTACGGCAATGGAGATGCATTCCGCGTCATAGTCGGACGTATTGTTTACCTGATAGTCAATCTCAATAGTCTTTCCCGATTGGGCTGCTTCCGTACTGAAGGGCTTGTAATCGATAGTGAGACGAGAGCCTGCAGTAAGGCGCAACGTGCGTGCACCAGCTTCGTCAGTAACCCAACCATCGCGTGAGAAAGAGACGCCTTGCCATTCAGCCCCAACTCGCTCAGCCGTTATCAGGTTCTTAATCACGGCATGGTCGGTGTCGGTATTATTGCGATTCTTCGCGTTGAAATAGAACACAGCTCCAGCAGTAGCGGAATAGCCTTGCGAGTTATCTACGGGGAATGGGATTGCATCACGCAAGCGGACCTCGTCAGTTGGGTGAGAGCGGAATCCGATTAACGCCGTAAAGTCGGAGTTATCCAGCGTCTCCACCTCGAGCGACAGGGTATATTGCATCTTGGTTTGCGTCAGCGTGTTCTCTGACACATTCTCCTGAAGCACCTCGTTATCCTTCTTCATCAGGATTGACAGTGGCGTTGTAACTGCCTTGCCGTCGTATACTGCGTACTCCAGCACCTTGTTTTCGTACCAGTTCAGCAGCTTCTCTGCCTTGTTGTTTACCACCACCATCTTCACTGCATCGTTGTTAGCGACAGCCATGAAGTCGTATCCTACAGGCGTAGTTTGTACGGTATTGTCTTCGTTGGAAAGCCACGCAGAGAGGTGGAATATGCCAGTCTTGTTAGTGAAAGGCACGGTGTAAGCCACTGGCGATGATGTGTAAGTAGCTGTGCCAAACTGGCGTTCGTAAGTCTGCTCGTAGCCTTCACCCGTAATCTTCACATGCAGCGTCTTGCTGATATTGCCACTAATGTAACACGGAAGCACGATGTCGCCTTGGTATGCCTTCCACCAATTGAACTCGGATATTGAGAGGAAGAGGGCAGAAAGCGTAACAGAATAGACGAGTGCAGGGGAGGTTTGCCCCGTTACCTCGCCCGTAATCTTCACCATGATGTTATTCTGTCCACTCTCCAGGAAGCGGAATACGTCAACTGTGGTTACGGTGTTAGACTGGCAGCGTCCACGAGCCTTCGAAATGAAAGTACCGTCTCCAGCTTTTGCGAATATCTCGTATGTACCCCATTCACCCGTGTCCTGATACTCTGTCTGCCCAACGTCTTTCGTCCGCGAGATGAACATGAACTTAATTGGGCACTCGCCTGCCGACTTCGACGCAGATAGTGTAGTAGACTCCGACTGGTTTATAGCACGAAGATAATACAGAATAGACTGCTGCTGACCACCGCCTTGCCCGATGCCGAGTTCCGAGAGTTTCATCGGCACCCACTGATCTCCACCCCAGACGAGCACACAAGTCTCCGAGGTGAGATCATCAGCCTCACTGTTCACGTTCTGCAACTGACCGAGCGTCGGGCGGTTCTTAACAACGACCTGCTTGATGCGTTCTTCAGATGTATTCTGCGCGTCAACCAGCTCGTTCACCTTCTCGGGCAGTTTGTTGAATTCGTCAGCCGTCAGCCGACCACCTGTCTGTTTAAGCTCTAAGTATAACTTCTCTATCGCCATATTATGATAGTTTGAATGGGAATGTGTATGTAAATGCGTTGTTGCCTTCTATCTCCACGCCATGTGCAAGAGATAGTGCGTGGCAGATGATGTCCTGAAGCAGCTTGGGATGAGCTGGCGCAAAGCCCTGCCCAGTAGCATCCTCGATGCCACGGACAGAAGCCTGCGCGAAACGGCCATCAGTCGTACGGCTCTCAGTAATATGCAGCTTAATGTGCTTCATTCACTTAAGATGTTAAAATTAATGCCCCTCATGCTCCTCCCGTGAGGCTTCAGGTAGTGGGTGAAGCGATATGCTATTCTGATACATATGTGTCAAACTCGTGCTGCTCATTGACGAGGATAATTACGCAATAGAGCACCAGGTACAGGCTGTGGGCTGCCGTCATTTTTGCAGTAAGAATGAAGACCTCCATTCACCTTGAAGTAGACCACCTTGAAGTCTATTGCAGTTCCTCCCACATAGTGAGTAAGTCCGATAGAATAGATATGCCCGTTGTGACGCTCATCAGGAAGCACTCCGTCGTACTCAGCATATACGCCTGTCAGATTCTCGTCTGTATACCATCCATCAGGGATGTTCTTGGAATTGAGACTCTCTTCAGCGAAGACCTTATTATCCTTATCCCCGTCACTTCCGTACGTGCCCGTCTTAGAATTATATGCCGCATGGAATTCATGATACAGCGTACCCTCCTTCGTGTGCGGATAGATAGCGGAGAGCGTAGCATCAGTTACGTCAACGAGCTTCTTCTTTATCCACGATGCAGGACGTACGGAATCCGTTAGTTCTTTCATGCCCGTATAGCCCAGGTCATACATCGGACTGCCTTCAGGATTATAGAAGATGAAGTGAGGCATCCCCTTATCATCCACCGTGATCTCCATGCCCTTGCGCTGATTTGTCGCATAGACGATGAACGTGTTACTGTGGATATCGAATGATACACCATTGGGCGAAGGCAACGTATGCAGGTGTCGCGCCCAGATCTCATCCACATTGAGGAACTCCACATTCAGCTTATTCCCCTCCGTGAAGAAGGGCACGCTGCCCGTTGTCGTGCGCACCTTGAAACGGTCTGCAACGATATCGAACGAACTTTTCTCCCCGTCCAGGTGCATTCCAACCTTTTCGAGCCCCGTGCGAATATCCGTCACCGTAGCACTGATAGTCTTGCCTTCCACTGTCAATTGTGCCTCGAATGTCTTCGTTGTATATTCCTGTGCTGAAGCCCAATCCTCAATATTAAACTCCTCATCCTTACCACGTGACCTCACGCATACAAGCAAATCATTCCTATATTTGTCGCCACACGTAGCGTTAGACCACTGGTCTCCCTTATCGTAAGGCGTAGTAGGTTGCTCCTGAACGAATACCCTTCGCTTCCCGTCCGCCGTATCCTGTGCCCGTTGTGCAGCCTCGAGCGATTTCAGCACATCGGCATCCGTAATCTCGTGCCACGAGTAAGATCCGTCAGGATTCTTCTCGTACGAGTAAGCTCTACCACCCCCCGTCTGGGCGTAACTCCTATTGTAATAGATATCATGCAAGTGCATTTCCCGTGTCGCATCATCCGTCCAATCATTCGCAGGCTCACTCTCCACGCTCGGGACAGAGTCGCCAAACCATATCACCAGCTGCTTATCCGCCTGCTGCTGCACGGCGTCGAGACGTCCTTGCATCGACTCCAAGAAGTCCTGCAGACGGATATACTCGCCACGATTAGCCGGGTTCTCGACACGTATCTCGAAGTTCTGCTTATCGAAAAGGAATATCGGACGAGGAAGTGTGAACGAGTTGATACCACGGATGATCTTAAAGTATGGAGAGCCTGTACCTGCTGCTGACTGGATGATAGCACTCTGTCTGTCCTTTTTCGTCTTATTGCCCAGCTGCACTACTTCATCGCCAGTCATCGGTTCGTCACTTCCGCTGGCGTAGTCATCCGCATTCGTATTGTCTGCTATATCCACATAATCTGGACCTATAGAAATAACTCTGCGATGCCAGTAGTGGTTAGAAGATTGCCCTGCTGAATTGATAAGATTGAACGTCTCGCACAGTGCGAAGTCATCCACTTCCATGGAGTTGTAGATCTTCCTCCCGTCAGCATCCTGCTGTAAGAAGTAGCAACGCCATCCGCCCGTTACACGCTCCTTTCTCGCAATAACGAAGCCACCAGCCGAGTTCACTACCTTACCCTTGATGTGTGAAGTATTCATGATCTCAACCTGATCAGCCGTGAACTTCTTCGTAGCATGGATGTACTCGGCGTCGATGTGCCAGTTCCCATTGCCATCAGGATAGATAGTTGCTCCAGGGTCTCCTTGTGTAGATGCGCCGAAAGCTATCCCCTTCATGAATGTCATTAGGGCTAAGACTACGGAATCTCTGTCAGTACGGGCGATCTTATCCCAGTCCGCACTCTTCGGATCAAGAGAGCGCGCAGCCACCGCCTCGTCAGCAACACCTGCAGATATCTTCTGTGCGTCGAGCGTAAGGTAATTGCCTATGCGACTCAAAGCCTGCAATACCGACATGTTATCATGATGATGCCCGAAGGCTCCGTCATTCTTATAGTTCGCTTTAACCTCCTGTGAGAACCACGCAAGCAGCGCATCAGCTGACGTGATATTCCATTTATCAGAGTAGGGACTCTGCACTGGAAATAACGCCCCACCACTCAGTGACAGTCGTTCCAGCTCAACTAAGCGTGGGGCGATGGTAAAAGAGCCTATATCTGGTATCTTGATATCAAGCGTGTCGGGTGCTGCTTCCTCTGAACGAGTGACATTAAGGTATGGGCGTGCATCCGCATATCGATACGTGAAAGTATAAGATGAAGGAAGCTCTGATGTTTTCCATGACACGTCACTATCCGTAACAACGATACGACGCACATGATTACGAGTATAGATATATTTCCCTAATGACGGAAAGAAGTCCAGTAACCATTTGCGCTCCGAAATGGATAGGAGCCCCGTGTTCTTCTTGTATTCACGGATAGTATCCACACGATACTCTTCGGAGTCATCCTCTACTTCAACAATGTTGTGCGTATGTCGAGCGGTGTTTTCAGACTCCCCGTAGGCGCGGAATGTATCTATTCCGCCCAGCGAGTTCTCGAAGAGCATCCACTCTTCCTGCTCGCTTCGGATGTCAGATGCGTAATAGCGCTGGATGTATGTCAATCGAGTGCCTGACGTATCTTCCACCCATACGTCGTAGTAAGAAGGCATCTTGCCCGTCTTACCTGCTATGATAGCATACTGAAGGGGAATAGTCCAGACTGTATCCTTACCAAGGTTAGCAAGCGTCAACACATTCTCAACGTACTGATTATTGTCCTCTATGTAGGCCTTGCACTTCACGATAGCATCCTCAACAGCATAGTACGTCAGAAACTCTGGAGTGTAATAGGTAACAGGCTTGACAGTAGGCTGCCACGTAAGGAAGTTAGCCTTCAACCAAGCTGAAGCAGTATCAGCGAAGTTGTCAATACCAGCACGGATGCCTGTAAAGGTCCAGGTCTCTGTCGTTGTAGTCTTTGCCTCCTTTATCTCCACCTTAAACTGGCGAGCAATATTTACCTGACGATAGGGTGTCGAAATGTCTTGCACCTGAAAGGATAAAAGAGGAGTGATGATCTTCTCCACATCAATTTCAACCAACCCTGCCTTGTTCGGACTATAGGAATGTTGAACTACTATCTGATTAGTATCTGCATACATCAGTACGAATGTGACGTCATTCGCAGCAGAGATAATGAAGTGATTCATCGAGCCTGTCAGGCTGAGTGAATCGGGTTTACGTAGAATATCCATTAGCGTT